CATTCAGGTAAGCCATTTATCATAAAACTTCTAGTTGACTAAAAAATAAATAGCAACAATCGCTACTACAACCGCAGCAGATATTTTTGGGTTAGCTTTTGCTAATGCCCATACTTGTTTTACTTTTTCCATAGTTCCTCCTAATTAGAGTCTAATTACAGTTATTCTTGTCTAAGTCAATTGGTTTGTCACCACCATAAAACCATACCCACGATGAAATCTTCGTTCCATCTTGTGTATAGGTACACTTCTTGCCTACCGAGCAGGCGCTTAAAGCGAATAGTAATGCAAGTATTAAAAATAATTTATTCATTTTGCTCCTTTGGTATTATTGTCACAAAACTTTGTTCATAGGTCAACGCTTCTGCGCGCTCTTGTTCTTCTATTTGACAGCACTCGCCGTTTTCTTCTTTTTCTTTTGAGTGCATCCCACAACATTTTTTTGGATCTATTGACACACTTCACACTCCCTTGCGTCATCTAGCACCAGCCCTTTATCACACATACACGCTGAACAAGAGCATACTCCATACATATCAGAATGTTCCTGTAAAGAACAGTGACAATCGCAATTACAGTTTTTGCACTTATTCATTGCCTCCCTTTATAATGTGATTGATTAATCGTAGAAAACGGTGACGAAGCTTACTCCGCCAGTAATGGCGATGTAGGGTCCCGATGCGTGGACACAACGAATACCCGGTTCGGGTATGATAGTTTGATATTCTCCAATGGCTGCCGCAGTATTAATAGTACATCTTAAGGTACCTGTAGCTCCGCCATCTCGCAGAAGAACCGTTCCAGCTGTACCGCTATGAGCCACATAAATACTTTTGACTCTAGCTGAATTTGTTGTAACTGAACCGCTTGCGGCTAGTTGCGTCGAACTTATTGTTGTAAATCCCATAATTCTTATCTTAAATTAGTTCATCTAGGGCGTCAATAACGCCCTAGATTGTATTAATTATCTATTAGCTCCAAGGTGTAACTTGTGTTCCTACACCAGTTACATAAGCATTGATTGTCCACATATTGGCTCCTACTGCTCGTACATAAACAGTTGACCCACAAAGGCCACCTCTAGTAGTCGCATCAAGAGTTAATGTATCATTACTACCTGCAGTCCATGCAGATGTAGAGTGTGGGTCTGCTCCTGTATTAGCATACCACAAGATACCTTCATATACATCCGCTGTAGATCTTCCTGCTGCAGTTCCTGCATTCAAAGTAAATGTGTTAGTAGATGTTAAATTTTCAGACATTACAAACCCATATTGAAGTCCAATAGTACTTGTAGTACCTGGACTCTTTTTTTGTGCGTCTGAGCCTGTGTCTGTTACTATTTCCGGTAAATTAAAAACAGTTACTGCGTCTGTAACTTGTGTAACTTTACCTTGATATTTATCAATCCCTGTGACATCAGTACCACCGTCAACTGTGCTGCCACCGATTGATTGAGCCATACTGTTTCCAGTCGAGATAAACCCATTAAGGGATCTTACCGGACCGCTAAACGTTGTTCTTGCCATAATTATAATCCTCCTAGTTAATTTAGATATCGTCTCTAGGCCGTCGACTATACGCGTCGATATCCAATTAATAATTGTATAGTGTTTTAATTATACCCAAAAAAAAGGGGCGATGCTAGACCGCCCCTTTAATATGATTTTAAGTGTAATTTTTTTAAATTACGCTGCTCCTGGAGTTCCGAAGATTCCTCTAGGGTCAGACCATCCGAAGACGTATCTTTCTCTAGCTTTAAATCTTACGTTACCAGTGTCGAAATCACCTTCTATTGCAGTTTTGATAGGTGCTCTAACGAAATGTTTTAGTCCGTTAGGTGCATCCGTCATAATGAACCAAGCGTCAGTATCAGCTAAGTAGTGATTCACAAAATAACCTTGTGGAACCATACCTAAGTTTCTTACTGCGTTGATGTCATTATCTGCAGTGCCGGGTCTTAGAGGGGATTTTAAAATCCTGTCTGCTGTGAATTGAACTTCTTTAGGGATAATCATTCTTAACCCTTGAAGCGCAATTTTTAAGCCTCTTTCGTCCACGAACCCTGCAATGTTTATCAATGCCTGTTCTAGTGATGTTTCGGATAAATCAGCTGCAGTCGCCAGTACATTACTGAACGTTCCACCACTTGCTAATGGGTGAACTGCGCTGCCTAAGACAACACCGTCTCCCCCTGTACCAGATGTGAACATATTATTCAAAATCGTTGCACCCTTCACTTGTTTAGTGTGGGCCATTGATCTTGCCAATGCTCTCGTATATCTAGCTGCTAATCTGTCGTATAGATTATCTTCGATTGCTTCTTCAGTTATAGCAAAAGCAAGAGCCACTGTTTCATTAGTGTATCTTGATGTATAAACTTCTGTTGCATTATCGTAGGTAACCATCGCGCCTTCAGTTTTAGCTGCTGCTCCGGCAAAGCCAGATAGCATTACTTCTTCTTCAAACGCTCGATCAGATGTTTCAGTAGTGAAAATAGCTGCTGCTTCATTATCGTAGCGATTATATTCTAGCCCAAATAGTGCATTCAGGCCAGGTTCTAGTTCTTTAACTAGCTGTGATCGTGATATTGCCATTTATGCTCCTATTATAGACCAGTGCCAGCGCCGGCATAACCGTAAAAATGACGGTTAATTCGACACAATATGTTAGCATTTGCAGCACCAAACTCATCATTATCTGGATTTTGCGATATGTCAATTGCTTGAAGCATATAGCTTGCGTTAGTTCCAGACACTGAATAGTCGAGCTGCGTTTCAGATATGCCAGTAGTAGTACTTCCTGATACATTCGTTACGCTGAAATTTTTGAAAATGTCAGCGAGTGCGAACGCTCCATCCGAGTTAATTTTATAAACTGTTTCCGGTGCATCAATTACATGAGCAATAATATCACTCGCTGCAATGGATCCTGGATAATAGTTTTTAAACGTCGGTTTTTGCGTTGTAGGATCAGTATAGAAACAACCATTAAAAACACCTACGACAGCATAAGACGTATTTGGAGCATGTCGTGCAACATATCCCGTTCCAGTTTGCACTGGGATGACCATGTCACCTTGGAATATTGCTGTACTATCATTGCTCGCAATACGATATCTGTTTTGGGCATTAATAAATGGTGAACCATCTAGTAATCTTACTGGGCGTAATCCGAATTTTTGCTCCGTATTAGCCATGTCTATTCTCCTTAGTTAAACAAATATCGATGTAGGACTTTTACTAAAAAATTATTTAGATTTCTGTCCGCCACCAAAAGTTACCCGAGACTGTCGATCAATATTGATCTTCATTCCCGGTTGCTGTTCCTTCATCAAGTTTGAGTCCACCGCGTCCATTTGATCGGCTGAAATTCTTTTAAAATATTCAGTGCGCGATTTCACAATCTCTTCTGGTATCCTTGCCAACACAAGGCCACTAACCCCAATCATTCCAACGTATTTGCCATCAGCAACGACAGGATATTCATTAGGTCCAATTTCACTTTTCAGTGTTTCGGCTCTAAGAAATGCCCATCCTTCCCGTAGTTTTTTAGATACATTACCTGCATCTTCAAAACCCATCGACTGGACTCTTATCCATCTATGACAATAGCCCTGCGGCGGCGCTGGTGCGTCGAGACTAGACGGTGGCGCCCAAGGTTGATCTCGTTTATCTTTTGATCGTTCCTCTGACGCGCGTGAGGCCTTCTTTAATTCACTCATGCTTCCTCCTTCACGTATTTAGCGTACTCTTCTAGTGGCACCCCTAATTTTTTAGCAATAACCACCTGTGATTTGGTGAGTCTCACAGTTCTGCGTCCTTGTTGTTTTCTACCAGCAGAAGCCACCGTTTGGACGGGTTTTCGAGGCTCTGATTTTTCTTCTGTAGAGACAACATCAAATCGATCAGGAAAATAACTTTTCATCTGACGATTTATTTCAGTATAATACTCCTCACTGTCGACATCAATACCACGACCGGCAATGTCATCATGGATACTCCATGCTGCATTCGTCATGACTTTGTCTTTACCAAACCATTCATTGTTACCAGCCCAAGTTCTCGCTTTTTCACTGGGCTGAGGTAATTGATCAGGTAACTGATCCTTACCGGGTTGTGTTTCCTTTTGAGCTTTTTCCTCTTTAGCTTTTCTTTCATTCTCAGCTATTTGAAGTCGAGCTTTTTCTTTTTCGACAGCTAATTTTGTCAGCTCATCATTCGCTTCCATAATTTTGTCAGCGTCTTGAGATGTTATAGCGTCTTTTAATTTTCCTTTAACTTGTGATCGCTGTGAATCCACTCTTGCATCAAATTCTTTCAAGTATTGGACATTCGCAGCATTTGATTGATCTAACGAATGATCATATTTTTGTTGCAACCCTTTGGCGAAATCTAAAGCAGCTTTTTCTCGTCTTTCAGCTTCTCGATAACGATGGGTAAGTTTATCAATTCGTTTTTGAACATTCCCTGATATTTTAGTTAAATCATCGGGGGATGCTGTAGGTTGTGTTTCTACCTTTTCCTCTGGTTTTTCCTCTGGTTTTTCAGGTTCTTCTTCAATAAGAATTTTAGCTTTTTCTTTCTCCTTATCAACATGCTCTGTATAACCTAAATCAACCTCACCTTTATTGAGATCAATTTTTTCTTTTTCATCTTTTTGTGGCTCAGGTTCTTTGACTTCAACATCTGCCGCTTTCACGTCATCTGTGTCTAAATCTACCTGAGGATCTTTTTTATCTTCTGCCATGATTTCTCCTTAATATAAATGAAGAACATCTTCGGGCTGTTTAATCGTTGCCATAACTTCGTCATCATTCAAAATACGGTGTTCACCATATCTCGTTTTAAATCGAGCTCCGGAATAACGTCCATAAATAACAAATTGTCCTTCTTTACACCAAGGACCATTAGGAAACTTTGTTTTATCTTTGTAACAAAGATCTCCCATCATAATGACTAAACCCACTACGGTTGTCATTTCGATCATTTCATGAGTTGTATCGGATAAAAGAATTCCACCTTTGGTTTTCTTTTCTCCGGACCAGGGTCGAACCAGCATAC